TTTTAAACCTCTGCCACGATATTTCCAACCATCACCGGGTTGTGGATCTAACAATTTACGCTCAACCATATAGATGATATTGGCAACGTATTCTGCACCCCTAGATACAGCAGCTCTTGCATCGTCGAGCGTGGCAAATCTTTTATTCCCTGGGTTCAAATTCTTAAATATGAAGTCTGCGCTATATTTTACACTTTCTTCAATTTGAGTCCAGCTTGTTTCAACTCCTACATTGCCAACGAATGCAGCAACACGCTCAGGCGTAGTAATATTATATTTCGGAAGTGTATCTCTCAAGTATTCATACCAATTACCTGCGGCAGCGCCACCAGCAGCTACTAATTTTTCTTTAGTGAAGGCAAATGTAAATCCAGTTGCTGGAGGAGTAGAAGGCTTAACTTCTACAACAGGATCTTTCTTAGGAGTTACTGGAGGCGTTGGTTTTGGTTTAGGTGTATCATACACCGGTGCACCTGTAGTATCAGTAACTGGTATAGGTTCCTTTGTAACTGGATCTGGAATAGTCTTTTGTGTAACTTCAACGTTCGGAACTACTGGAACTTCTTTCTTTGTTATAGGATCTATTTTCTTTTCATTACATATATTAGCAGTCAACGATTCAACCGAAAGTTGACTCAATTGTTCTTGTACATTTTGGAACGCAGCACCAACATTACCTAATGCATCGTTCAATTGAGTAAAGATGTCTTTGTTGCCTTGAGCATTCAATCCAACCGGTTTTGGTATACGTGATATTATACTATCTAAGTCTGGAACCGCAGTTCCAAATTTAGCTTTTAACTCTGCAACTTTAGCAGAATATTCTTGCGCGTTTAATGTTGGAAGATTGATAAGTTCTTCTTTTAAGTTGATAGATGGAAGTTGAGGGACATTAACCTCTTTCAACTTGTTTTTGATTGTATCGGCTATAGAACCTATATCTCCGATACCATTTAAACCGGTAGAGATCTTTTCTTTTAAACTATCAATTCCCGCTTTAGCTTCATCTAAAGCAGCATTTATTCCGCAAGGAGATGCCATATTAGTTTAAGTCCACTTTAGGAGCAGTGACTTTATAGTTACCACCGCTGTTAGTTGTAAATGCACCGCCAGTATCAATACCTAATGTACCAACTGTGGTGATAGTCATGTTAGCATTACACTTTAGATTCCAATCTGCTTCAGACCCAAACTCTAAACCATTTTTTGATAAGAATCGTTGTGATGAATTTGTTGACACTGATTGTGCGCCATTTGAGAAAGTACTCATCGTATCTAAGAAGACATTATCAACTTTACCAGTTACCATCAATGATGATGCACCTCCAATAGTTTCGGTCTTATTGATATCGATCAACAGTGTTTGGTTCTTACCAACACGTGTTAAGAAATCTTCTTTAACGTTTAAATTAAAGTTACCAACCGTTTCAATGGCATCGTTCAGCGATATCTTAGTATAACGATTACCATGCACTTTCAAGTTATAGTCACCCATGACTTCCATCACATAATCGCCTTTTACTAATACTCGCTGATCGCCTTCGATAGTAATATTTTGTGTTCCACGAATCAAGATGTTGTCATCATAGACAACGATCGTGTAGTTTTCACCAGAAACTTTAGTTACTTTGTCACCATCTGGAAATATCTCGTAAAATGTACCAGCTGGATGATGTTCAACTATTCGCGAGTTATTTTCAGAATCATCGATCTCACGGACGATGCCTGTTTCACTCTCAAAGGTGTGGACGAATGGATATGTTCCTCTAACTCCACGGCGTGGTTCTGGCTCTTCCCATGAGCCCCTGGACTCTTCTGGGGAGTCACTTACAACTGTTGGGATATACGGTTTAGTAGCTTTTTCTATCCCTTTAACCTGCTCAGCATAGCGAGAATAATAGGACACATGATCTTTCCATTCATTTCTCGCAACCTTACTTACATCAGTTTCATTGTACCAACGAGGATAGTTGCCGTTAAAGTCTTTAAATGCATTGCGATCATTTACGTTTTGAGTTGGATAACCATGTATAGAACCGAGGATTATAGGATCTTGACAGTTTTCGCCATCGGCAAAGAACCCTACAACCCATGAACCTTCAACTAAACCTGTTGGAGAAAATCCCAATCCTGAAATAGATGCAGATGTTGTAGGCATCATCGTATGAGCCCACGGTAAATCACTTGTTCTAATCTTTGATAAGTCGTCCGTATGTAAACCAAATATTCTTACACGCACGCGACCCAATTCTTGTGGATCATCACGGTCTTCTACCACACCAGTAAACCAGTTCATGTAATTTTTCATAATTTATTTACCACCACGTTGTTTAACTTTTTTACCAAGAGAATCTCTTACCACATCCATAATGATTGTGTATTTACCATCAACCATTTTATGATGTGTGTGCATTACCAAATATCTTCCGGAAATATATTCGTTACTATCTTTAGCATTTCCATATACAGAAGGTCTGTCGCGATCTACTTCAAATTCTATAATTTTACCTGGATATAAGTCTGTTCTTCCGCGAACTACCATATTAATAGTTGTTAATCCAAGTTGATAGACATATGCATCTGCTTCTAATTTTGTAAATTCTGCCTCATTGTTGTAGTTGATATAAGAAGCGTTACCCCAAGCTTTTGAGTTTTTGTTAGTTACATAGTGTACAGAATCATACTCGTTGATGGGTTTATTCTCTACTTTAAAATCTTTATTGATAAATGGAACTTTATCTAAGTGTGCTTTCTTATCAAAGTCTTTTAGATAATCATATTTTAATAGTTTATAAGATCTTGTACTAATGTCTACGGTGTGCATAGCAGAACCGAACGCGCCACGCAAAGTATTTTTATACGTATTTGAATAATCTCTAATGTCGTATTCAATAGCTACATTATAAGAAGCTTGCAGTTGTTCAGCATCAGTCTTAGTCGCTGTCCCGCCTTTATGCACAAACTTGTTATATGTCTTTTGATTGAATAGCGTGGTGTAAGACTGTAAACGATGACCACCAGTAAAAGTTTCATAAAAAGCAAATGGCGTTTGATTTTTATCCATCGCTTTTCGTGTCAACCAATCAATTGCTTGATATGGATTCCAATTTGGAATAACAAGCTTGTAGTTGCCAACAGTATCTTCTGTGACATCAATATTCTTGTTCAGATAATCTTTCATGACGCCTTTTACTGCATCAGATATTTTACCTGTATATGCATGAGACACCAATCTTAAGCTGTTCATCATTTGCTCAGGTGTGATTAGCTTAAGTGTATACATCGCAGCTTGATTATTGGCACGAATGTAGTTTGCTACTGAACCAACATAAAACGTTTTCTTTATTTTCGTTTTACCTTCTAACAATACTAGATCTACTTTTTCTTGACCTAATATTGGCACCGTTTCTAGTAAGTTAGAAGCATCAGTAATACCGAGTTCTATCTTAATATATGGAGATAACAGCGATTCATAGATATCGATCGATATCACTAAATCTTTTATATCGAGCTTTTGCCCGGTAGAAGATGTAAGTTGAACAGATTCAACTGAGTAATCAAATTTACCTAATGACATTATTGTGCGTCTGGATTAATTATTCTATAAAATTCATCTACTACTTGAGTAATGTATTCAGGTCTAATGACACGAATGTCTGTCTTGAATTCATTCCATTCTCTTTCGTGTTCGTCGTTTGGTATACCTACCGCTCCTGGATAATCTTTTCTTACCCAATTTCTTTCAGAGTCTTCAAAATGATTTGCAGCGATTTTATATGGTCTTTCTCCGGTAATAACTATCTGATCGTTCGATGTTAAACCTCTTATAAGCTCTCCATCTACAAAAGTACCGACTTGATCAGTTGTAGATAAACGAATTACACCTTTATCAGTATCTTTTTGTATGATACTAGCTGTCGCTAGAGAGATGGATCCTCTTAAAGTTTCTCCGCGAACAAACTTTGTAGAGATGTCTTCATCGGTCAATAGCACATTGCCTTGATATTTAACGTTAATTTTATTTTCCATCTCAATAGTAGAGCATGGCCAATCAGCATATGAATTTACTATATCCGGATTAACCATGAAGAAAGTCCAATAATAATCAGTAGTACCATATAGTTTCAACGAGACATGATCTGGTCTTTCGCCATCTTGTATATGATATCTTTGATAAAGCAATATATCATCACGCAAATTATTTTTAAGTCTAACTGATCTGAATAAATCTGTAGTTTCTACCGGTCTTCCATTTGTAAACACATCATACTGCATGGTTGGAAAACCTTGAAAGAAATATGACATATTAATAACCTCCTGAAAGAATGAGGTCTCTGTTGAGTGCTTTGCTTTCTTGGAAAGTCAAAGACAAATCGATTTCAGATGGCATACCATCTTCAAAGAAAGTGGGACTAGTAGGATTATAGTTAACTGTAACTGAGGTTAAATAAGAGTCCATCATTTTGATTATATTTTTATTTTGTTTACTTCCAGTCAAGAATGTAACTTTAAATACATCTGGAAATTTAAATGTAGACATATTAATTTGATCTGCACCACTACCAGTTCCAAGTTGTGGGTATGCTGCAACTCGGAAAAACTGAACGATCTTAATTATTTCTTGAGCTTCCGCTTTAGTTCTTGGAAACATCTTAAATTGAAATTGAAATTGACGAAGCGATGGAGATTTAAATAACATTTGTGTATGAGGATTTACAACTTCGCCTCTATTAATGATGGCTTGAGTCGCTGCTCCACCAACCATGCCTTTACTCTGTGCTACTTTTGCTGTACCAGCTGCGACAGCAGTTTGTGCTACGCCTTTAGATTGATCTTTTAGTGTATCAATGAATTCTCCAGGAGATGCTGAAGAACCTCCAGCTTTCATGATCTCTCCACCCAAACCTGTGTCAGCATTATCGTAACTTAATGTATCAGCAACGCTTATTCCTGAAGGCATATATAAAGTTACTGAACCGAGTGCACTCTCAGCAAACTTAGCTACTTTAAAATCTAGTACACTACTTTTCTTGACACGTGCAATAGCCTCAAACTTTATAACGTTTTGATGTTTTTGTACATCTCCTTTAGGATAACGTAGTTGTGGAGCTTGAGCGCCGAACGGGTTTAAAAAGTTTAAAGATGTCAAAGTGTTCTTAACGAACTCTTGAACATTATTAAACGCGGCGGGTATATTGTCGATTGGCATGTTGTACCTTTATGATTCTTTTACATACGGACACTCTTATTTATATGGCTACATACAAAGGTTTTTACAGATGTAAGAATCCAGCAAAATATGAAGGCGACTTCAAAAACATAGTTTATAGGTCTCTCTGGGAAAGACAAGTATTTAGATGGTGTGATGAAAATTCACAAGTACTAAAATGGTCTTCAGAGGAGACGGTTGTACAATACTTTTATCCATTAGATAAAAAATGGCATCGCTATTTTATAGACGTAAAATATATTACTGCTCAAGGCACATTTTTGGTCGAGATCAAACCAAAATCCCAAACCATACCTCCAAAGAAACCAAGTAGACAAACTAAGAAATACTTGGAAGAAGCGCGCACTTTCGTCAAAAATCAGTGTAAATGGAAAGCCGCTGACAACTATGCAAAAGATAGGAATTGGCAGTTTGTTATTTGGACAGAAGATACGATAAAAGCTATGGGCATCAAATTACTGACATAAATAGAAGTATGGCTACTAAAAAAACACCAACCAGTTTATATGACAAGATGCGTCAAGGTCTGCAAAATGCAGAACGCACAGAACAGTCTAAAAAATGGTTCACGCAAAAAGTAAAGTCTTTAGCTGGTAAAAATATCAATGCGATGCAGTTCCTCAAAGATCCGCATTTTTATAAAAAGACATCTTTTAGACCGGGATTCATGTATCATTTTTTATATGATGCAAAAGGTGCTGACACATTACCATATTGGGATCGTTTCCCATTAATGATAGCAGTGGGTCCAGCACAAGGCGGATTTTATGGTCTTAACTTACATTATCTAGCTCCTCCTCTAAGAGCACGCTTCTTAGATAGATTATTAGACACAGTCAATAATGATAAGTTTGATGAAACTACAAAGATGAGGATAAACTATAATCTACTTACATCAGTTGGTAGACTTAGACCTTTTGAGCCATGTTTTAAACATTATCTTTTTAGTCAGATAGAATCACGGATCATGATGGTTCCATCTTCTGAATGGGAGATATCAATCTACTTACCAACTGAAAAATTCATTGGTACAAACAAAACAAACGTTTGGAGAGAGTCTAAACGTATGATAACAGGATACAGAGCATAAAATGCCACAAATCGATAAGTTTAAATCAGTCATATCTAAGCGAGGAGGCCTTGCACCGCAAAACCGATTCGCGGTTTACATGGCTTTACCACTAATTAGCTTCGATCCACAAAATTTGATCGCCAGAGCGTTCGGAGAAGGCACTTCTAGTCCTTTTATCAACGATCCACGCGATGTTTCGATACTTTGTGACTCTGTGATGCTTCCTGGACGTCAAATTTCGACTTCCGAAGTACAAACTAACTTATTGAGCGTAAAAACACCTTACACTTACATCAATGATGACGTCACCATGAGCTTCCACATCACAAATGATCATTTTATGAAGAAATTTTTCGAAAATTGGTTCAATAGGATGTTCGATCGTAAAAAAATGATCATGAAATATCGTTCTCAGTTCACGACTGACGTAATTATTCAACAATTGGATCAAAGAGACGTTCCAGTTTACACGGTAACGCTAAAAAATGCGTTTCCAACAAGTATCACATCGTACGAATTGACAAACGGCGGTGAAAATCAAACCCAAAAGCTAACAATTACGCTATCTTATGAAGATTGGAGTGAAGAGGGATTTGTAGAATCAGTTCTTTCGAAAGGGAAAGTACTACTTGGCTCTGTCGGCCGAACATTTGGAATATAATAATATTATTAGGAGTATA